TCTTGTTTTATTTAGTAGATGGATAGGCCGAATACCTCTTCGGAGGGTTCCTTATTTGAATTAGTAGCCAGAGGTGAAAAAGACAAATATTTTGTAAATCAAGAACGGACAGCCTCAGTACCATTCTCGTACAATATGAATACATGGCCAGCGACCATAGATGAGACAAGACAGACACAGCCATTAAACATGGTAGACTTTGGTCGTCATATAGAGTGGGAGTTTGACACATTTGGCGATGTTCTAATAGCGGCATCTTTGTGTGTAGAACTTCCCACATGGCTTCCTTTATCAGTTATACCTCTTAACGGCAAAACGTTAATCTCAGATAGCGCAGGTACTAGATATGGATATACACAGGGTGTCGGTGCCTTTATATTTGAGCAGATAGAGTTCTACCAGGACCAACTATTACTCCAGCAGTTCTCGGGCGATTTCTTGTATGCCTGGACGCATCTCCAGGGCACTCTGAATCAAGAAGCCTTGGCAATCAAGGAATTAGGTGGTCATAAGGGAACTCCTATAGACATTCAGAGAAATGCCACACCGAGCAAACTGACTCTGAGACTTCCATTAATCGGATGTGGTCATCCAGATGAAGGTGGCTTACCATTTGTCGCTCTTCCGGGTCAGAAATATAGGCTACGCTGTAAACTAAGACGTCTAGAAGATTTAGTTGAGTCGTCAGATGGTACGGTCAAGCCGAAGCCGTGGGCTAGAACAGATTTATCATGGGCGGCTCAAGATAATGTTAAGACAGCATTTATGCCGCTGACGAGAGAGCAGATTGGCAGGCCGCTTATAACACTGGAAACAACACAGCGATATACCAGGGGTGAGACTCAGGGACTTCTTAGGGGAACACCGAGCCAGATTCCATTTATAAGACCCTTTGAGAACAAGTTAAGTATAGATCCATCTGATTATGTGGCAGTGGGGAATGGAGTGGCGTCATTTATAACGAAACGGATAGATGGAAGACATCCTGCTGAGGGGATTCTTGTTATGTTTCAGTCAGAGTACTGTTTAGAGAGGAATCAACTGTGGAATCTGAAGAATCCTAATGCGGCTACAGGCTCAAGTTATTACAATACGATGAAATTAATTGTGGCAGGAAAGGACCGAGAGGTAACATGGGATTCTACAGTCTGGCAGGGCATAAGTCCATGGGCGAAATCTGAAAAAATGCCTGGCATACCCATTTCATGGATATCATTCGCTGTAGGTCCCTCGTATGGATATAGGGCTCCAGAGCGTAGAAAGCCATCAGGAACCTTGAATTTCTCAAGTGCCGATAAGCCAACCTTATATATAGATATTAAAGATACATTACCTTCGCAGACAACACAGCAAAAAAGAGTGACCATGAGAGCGATCACTATTGGTTGGGGTGTCTATCGTGTAGAAGATGCTAGGGGTACACTTCTATTTGGCAATTAGTCATGCTTGTTTACCTTGAACTCTGGAATACCTACTTGCGCTTCTGCTTGGGCGTAGGCACGATCCTTTGCGAGCTCAATCATCTCTTGTAGATTCTTGAGGGAATCTTTGATTTGCTTGGTAATATCATTTGTGTCCATTGTAGCACGCTGCGCATTTCGGGCATTCGTATCATCTACAACTTGCTGAAGTTGCTTATAGATATACGTATCATCGTTCAAACTAATGAGAGGCGGCATATCGGCATACTCGTCATCCTCATCATCCTCGTCCTCTGCCTCATCTTCTGCCTCACCCTCATCATCCGCATCATCCTCATCATCCGCATTATCCTCAGCCTTATCCTCAGTCTTATCGTCATCCTCATCATCACTGTCATTATTGAGTTTATATGGGCCATTGATATAACACTTATTTACAGCGCAATATACAACAATTACTTGATACATACCATAGTAGACGCCAAGTAGAGTTACCAAGCAAACATTATCCCATCCCATAAGGAACGCAATGTAATGAAGTGTAATGAATACAATCAACATGAGTAGATTCTCCAAAAGCATAAGTTGAGGAGGATACATGGGATCATGACGAACACAGCAGCACTTGAACTCAAGAATATCACTATAGGTCGTCATTCTTAGTGTGTACTTTACACAGTGGGGCAGGTCAAGTTCAATTTTACCCTGGGCTAAAAAATGAACCAGCCAGCCTGATTAACCCTAGTATAGAATGTCAGTTACGTATCGCCTTGAACTCCTAGTGACAGAGCAGGGTGCCCCTTACTATCCTCCTGTTGGCTCTGTGGAGTATCTAACTCCTGATAATGCTGGATATGATCTGAAGATTGTCTCGCAACTCAATCCTACCACTGTGGCAACTCTTGTACCTCTTGGGGTAAAGGCACGGATGCTCCGTACTACGAGGTCTGATGTAAGCACTATTGTAGTGGACAGCCATTTCACTCTTGAGCCGAGGTCATCAATCTACAAGACCTGTTTCATGATGGCAAATAGTCGAGGGATAATTGATATGTCGTATCGCGGGCAACTGATGGCACCTGTAATCACGGTTGGTTCCACATTCGCCCCTGTAGAGATTGGTACGAGACTCTTTCAGATTCTTGCGCCAGGGCTAGGATACATTAGTGAGGTAGCCTATGTTGACACGCTTCCTGAGACGACGCGGGGCGCTGGTGGTTTCGGAAGCACGGGGCTAAAGTAGATGGACATTGGCTATAATAATGCCTATGGAACAAAGCAGCCCAGGGGGCAAGCAACAACTCTATTAGATTTAGTCAGTCGTGATGAGCAAGACAATACACTTTTTCCATTGAATGGAAATGTCACACGGTTTACGAGGGATGACAGTCTACGGACGATTCCTTTTTCATCTGTTATGCGAGAATTCACATTTCGAGGACCGGCCGAACTCGGTCAGCGATTTGTCTTTGAGTTGGGTGATATAAATTGCGGCGATTTGATTCAGGGCATCTTCATTCAGATTCAGATGAGTGATTGGTTTACTGGTCTTATACGTCAGGGTCTGGAGACTGGTTCATATACATACAGCGACCCAACAAAAGCGTGGACTTATATAAATTCCTTGGGTACAGCGATCCTAGATGAGGCAACCTTAGAAGTGGATGATCAGATTCTGGAGCGAATTACTGGAGACTCTATTAATGTCGTGTCAACCCTATTTCCAGATTTGAATACACAGGTCGGTGTATCAGATGTTCAGGGACGCAAGACTTTATCAGATGTAAAGGCTCTAGATGGTACGAGGGCACTTCCGACGGAAGATGGGTGGATAACTGTTCCACTAGTCTTTTCCATGTTGCGTGAACGTCTAACCGCGACCTTTCCATTGATCGCATGTCGTGGTGGAACGATGCGCGTCAAGATAACTCTGAAACGCATGGATCAGATTGTGAGATCTATAACGGGTCAGCGGGCTTCGTGTGATGATACGCCATATGGAAAATCTGTGACTCTAAATCTAACTAACAGCCCATCGATTTCTGTAGACACACCTAATTCCCCATTTGGGCTACGTCATATTCAACTTGTAACCTATGGTATCTTTGTGGATGGACCTTTTCGTGAGATGCTCTTACGGCAGCCTTTTGAGCGTCCCTTCCGTGAGATTCAGCAGTTTGATTTCACGGAGCCTCTCAAATATGTTATTAATAAGACGGGCCAAGATACAGTTCTGATCCAATTACCCTTAGAAGCCAATCAGCCTGTAGAAGAGGTAGTATGGTTCTTGAGGCGAAAGGATGCCATTACCCTGAATAATGATTGGACGAATTATTCGGGAACACTTGAGAAGGACTATGACCCAGTGTATTGTCCTCTAGTACCCTTGCTACAGTCAGCAAAGATTCAAGCGAATGGAATGGACATCGTAAATCAGGATGAATCGTGGTTTCGTTCTCATATTTCAAGGGCGCACAAGGGTGGCAAGGTGGCCTATGATTCCTATATCTATGGGTATTCATTTGCGAGGCATCCAGGCCAGCATGATCCGACGGGTACTATAAATGCGAGCCGTCTGAATTCGCTACGTTTAACCTTAGAGGTAAAGGCGTCATCTGAATGGGAAGTCCGTGTATTTGTCTTTGCCTTTCAGTGGCTGCGGTTTGAAAACGGGATCTGTAATAAGGTATTTATAGATTAGGAGGTATCTACAGGAATGGTAGCGAGTTTATTAAAAATAGTTTCCACGGGAATGCAGGATGAGCGTTTACAGCCTCCAAAAGACCAGCCAAATCTGGATGCTTTTATAAAAGTTATAGTAAAGGCGG